AAGGTTGGGAAGGTTGGGAAACACCAACAAAAACAACAGCTAAAACTTCCCAACCTCGTTTTGAGGTTGGGAAGAGGTTGGGAAGAAACCGCCAAATCAGGCTAAAACGGCTCATCACTGCCCCTCTGCTGCCCAACAGCGCCCAGAAAACTGCCCAGCGCAGGGCTTACATACAGCCTTCTACGGGACGAATCGGATGCCAAACGATCCTCACGGCGCGTACACCCGATCTTTCGAAGCGCAATCCCCAGGCGCGTCACCAGCGCCGGCGTCAGCTTGTCAGCTGACAGCTTCAACCCATCGACCGCCGCATCCGCCATCGAGAACGGCGCCACCTGGATCTCCACCCAGGTCGCCAGCAAGTCCTCCAGCGGCTCCTGCATCCCCCGCTTCGCCTGCTCCGGCGTGAACAGCCCGTCCTGCTCCGGCTTGTCCGGCCAGCAGCGCTCCCGTGCGTGATAATCTGCCAGCGCCTCCGCAAACAACTGCTCGCGCTGGGCCAGCAACCCATCGAGATTGAACGGCCCCTCGCAGCGCACCGGCCAGAATCGCCGGCCGCCCGTCGGGTCCTTCAGATACTCATCCTCGTTCGTCGTCCCGATGAACACATTCTGGCGTGGCACGCGAATCAAGCGCTTCCCGTACGGCGGCCGAAAATCATCATCCTGCCGGGACAGGAACGACTTCTGCTTGCGCTCCTCAGCCTTCATCAACCCGCCCAGCTCCGGGATCTCATAGACCCAGTGCCCAGGCAGCGCCAACAGCGAATCCTTGTTCGACAGATCGAGGTCCGTATCCGCGTACCAATGCCAACCCAGGATGCGCGACACCGACGACTTCCCGACGCCCTGCACACCCTCCAGCACTAGGCAATAGTCGAACTTACTGCCCGGCTCCATCACCCGCTTGATCATCCCGCGCAGGAAGTACGTGCCAACCAGCGCCGAATACTCCGTGCGCAGCACGCCCAGATAGTCAGACAGCCACTCCGGCGCACGGCGCACCCCGTCCCACTTCGGCAACGCCGCCAGAGCATCCCGCACCGGATGAAACCGATGGCGCCGCGCCACCGCCTCCACCGCCTGTCCGCAACACGTCGGCGAAAACTCCACCCGAAACGCCCGCTGCATCCAGATCGCCAGCATCACATCCAGGTGATCCGACCACTCCCCCGACTCCGCCTCGCCGCAATCGATCGGCAAGCGCCGGCGAAAAACAGTCCGCTCCGCGAACTCGTCGTAGGCAATGATCCCGCGCCAGATCGGCGCCCGCGACAACACCAGATCCGCATTCGCCAGGCACGGCATCACCGCCCCGTTCTTGCGGACCAGCCCCCGCGCCCAGCCATTCCCCTCGCCGTCGCCATCGCCATCACCGTCGCCCGTATCGCCACCATCACCGCCATGCCAACCCCCACCACCACCACCCCCAGCGGGAGCCTTGGCGCGCGCCCGCGGCTTCTTTTCAGTCGCCGCAGCCCCTGCAGCCGACGGCGATTCAGAGGTCACGGGCGCGCTTCCGGCCGCGAACGCCTCCGCATCCCCGGTCGCGGGCGCCGGACCAACCCGCCGCGTTCGGGTCCGCGCCCGGGCCCTATCCCACGGCGCCACCCAACCCGCATCGCGCGCCAGGCCGAAAACCGACCCCAACGAAATCTTGCTCGGCTGGAAACCCTGGTACCGCCGGCGCGTATCCTCAGCGCCCGCGTACTTCTCCGACCGCGCCGACCACTCATCCCACACGTAGTAGCCAGCCGTCCCCAGGCCCGCCTTGCAGGCCATCCCGATCGCAATCCACTGCTCGTAATCATCCGGCGCCAGGAACTGCAGCGCCTCTTCCACCAGAGCCACCGTCTCTGCCAGACTCCGCTCCCGACCGCCGAACACCTCGCGCGCCGGTGGGGCCTCATCAACTGGCACGGCACCCCTCGGAGCCGCAGCTGGCGCGCGCGCTGCCCGCACCGTCGCCGCCAACCGACGCACCACCGCCGCGTCCAAATCCTCCACTTCCGCCGGAGAGCCCGGCCACCGCCGGCCCGTGAACGTAAAATACTGGCGCCCGGCGAACACCTCCACGCCGATCGCGTTGCTCTTAGTCGTCTCTGCCTCGCCGCGGCAAATGATGTGCACGCCCTTCCCGGACGGAGACAACTCGGTATAGCTCGCGCAGGCCTCGACGATCGCCGCGCACCGAGCAGACACCTCGCCAGTCTCCGGGTCGATCATCCCATCCAGATCGATCCCCACCAGGCCATCGCCGGGGAGGAAGGCGAAGCCAACGCCGTCGTAGTCCCCCTTTGCCGCTTCCGCAATCTCGCGCGCCACCACCGCAAAAGTCACCAGCCGCGCCCGGTCTTTGTCGCTCCCCTGCTCGCCAGCCCTCCTTCCACCGTCGCGAGCGTAATACGGCATCTTCCGCGGCTTCTTTTCCGGCGTCTCGCCGCGCTCGTAGCGCCACACCAGCCACTGCTGGCGCTCGACCAACTCGTGCGGCACCTGGTCAGCCGACGGAACCGGATTCGCCGCCCGATGCGCCGCGCGAAACCCCGCCAGGTCCGCCCAGGCCGGCGCCGGAGTCGTCACCACCTGTCCTTCGGGAACATCAGGTACCGATAGCGCGCAACCAGACGGCACACCGGGCAATCGTCCCGCAAAGGAGCTGGATGATTGACCTCGACCAGCAACGCCGTCACGACCTCCTGGAACGCCATCAGGCGATCGGCGGCCTCCGCGATCACCGCATTCGCCACCCCGTCATCGCTCTCGATATCCCTTGCCAGAATGCGCAAGGCCTCGATCAGCGTCGGCGTATCGGACCGCGGCGAATCACTCATCGCCCGCCCCTCTCTCGCCTCGTCCAACTCGGTCACCACTGCCAACGCCTTGTCCCGAGCCGCCTCCAGACGGAACATCGCCATCGCGGACGACCCCGGATAACCCGCCTTCAGCGGCCCGATCCTCGCCCCCTGCAGCAGCGCATTGATCTCGCGCAACGCCCCTTCGAGGCGCTCAGCGCGCTGGCGGAGCGCCACACTGCGAGGCATCGACCGCAGACGTTCGGCCGCCATCAATTTCGTGGTCCCTGTGAGGGACCATTGGTCCCTTCCCCACAATCCCTCGCCTGATCTAGCCTGTGGACATGCCCAAACGCATGCGAGGACAGCACCGTGCGGCAATACTCCGACAACGATCGATCCTCCAGGTTGGCCAGCTTCGACAGCGCCAGGAGCAGCGACTCCGGCACCCGCAGCTTGATCTCTTCACAACACTTTTCCATGGCTCAATGCCTCGAAAAACGGCAAAAAAAAGGACCGGCCCGTATCGCTACGGGTNNCAGGAGACATCACTAATGCCGGATTTCTGGCCATCCGGCGAGGCGCAACAGGCTGAGTATGCCGCCCAGCCAACGGTTAGGGAGGAAAGGAGATGAGGTAGAACCCATGGGGAGAAGCGGCGCATCAGGTAGCCGCCTTTTCGGATATCTCCACGGGCATTGGCTGGCGCAGGTAGGGCCAGTCGATGTCGTCGCGCAGAGATTCGCAGCGCACCGATCCCGCGGTGGCCTTTTCAATCTTGATGCACGAAACAATGTCAGGGCGGCGCTCGCCAGTTTCCCAAAAGCGGATCGCCTGATCGCTCACGCCAACGGCCCTGGCCATGGCAGATTTGCTGCCGAAGAAGGCGATCGCTTTGTCGATTGCTGTCATGCGTGGAATTCTACACTCGTAGAATCCCAAAAATCAACACATGTATTTGCACCGCTTTCTACAGGTGTTTATTCTGCGATGATGACCCTCGGATCAAACATCAAGCACCACCGGGCGCACTTGGGGCTCACCCTGGCACAGCTTTCGGAACTATCGGGCGTCGAAGTCGGCACTATCAGCGCCCTGGAGAACCGCAACAGCAAGCGATCCGAACACGCCTCCGCCATCGCGCGCGCATTGGGATTGACCGTGGAAGAACTGGAATCCGGCAGCAAGGCAGCAAAAATCACCCCCAGCAGCGATACCGGGCAGCACCGCGCCGCCGAAGAGCGCGCACCGTGGATGCGTGACGAGAACGAACGGCTGCTGATCGACGGCTACCGGGTCGCCAGCCCAGGCTTGCGACAAGCGATGACCGCCCTTGCGAGAGAGGCGGTCAACACTTTTTCAAAGCGCATCGGAAACGGAAATTAGTCGCCCCTCCCCGTCTGCGCTTGATTAACGGAGGCGATTCGAAGAAGCCCATAAATCGGGCTAATCCTTCGCCGGTTTCCTTAGCGCCATACAGTCACGACGCTCCTCACGATCCTTCGCCTTCGCCTCCACAACTGTCTGCCACTGCAGATTATCCGGATGATCGGAACCGCCAGCACAAAGCGCAATCCGATGATCCTTCACCCACCCAGGACAAGCGCCTCGGCGATCACCAGTAGAAGGGCACGGATGCGCCCGCTGAAACGCCGCTGGTACCGCTGAACTTCGCGCCTGACGCGCCTCGCAAGCGGTGGACAGCAACGCCACCGCCAGGAGCAATTCTACTGCGGCACGAGCCTGCATCGACAGTGCTTGCATACCTTCGCCTGCCTCAACACCAGCTCCGCGCAGTCCGGGCATTTCACATGCGTTTCCGGTGATGGCTCGGCCGGCGCATCCTTCACATTGCCGGCGGACCATGCCAGCGCCCAAACCCATCCGATCAGTGTCCAGCCCAACAGTACGTTGATAGCCATGATCAGCGCCCGGCTGCGGTGCTTCTTGCTGTAAGCATTGATCGCTGGCAGCAGGTAGACGATCAATAACACCAGCCCGTAGAGCATCGTCGACGTGTGCGCGTAGTCCAGATCCGTCATCGCCATCTCCATTTCCCCGATAGCAGCACGGTAGCCCATCCCGCAAGCGCATGCAATACAGCACGGCAGTGCATCTACAGTTGTTGACAATGAGAAATCTACATCTGTAGAATTCTATCAACAACCCGCCCGGAGCCAGCCATGACCGCCAACCGCACCCCCATCAAAGTCTCCTTGGTGCCGCTCCAGATCGTCAAAACGGTCTTCGGCATAGCCAGCCCGAGGAATGGCTCATCGCAGCTCGTCTTCTGCGAAGACGACCTAACCCTTCACGCCATGGACGCACCAGAAGTACTGCCATCTGGTTCGGCCAAGAGCTTCGGCAGCCTTTGCGACGTCGACTTTAACCGCGAAAGCTTCTGCCTACGCGACCAGATCACCCCCTTCCAAAACTTCTGACCACCCAAACCACGAGGCAACCATGGACCAGTTCATTCGCATTCCGGAAACCCACCTGCCGACCGGCCTGGTCGTCGAGTCGTTCAACGTTGGCGCCTACCTGTGCAGCAAGGGGCCAGATGGCCGCCCAGTGGTCACCGCCGAAGGCAAGCCCTGGACCCGCATCACCTACGCCGAAGCCATCCAGGCCTGTGCCGACGCCGGGTACGAGTTGCTCACCGAATCGCAGTGGCTCGCGCTGGCCTGGACCGCCTGCCGCTACCCGGACAACTGGACCGGGTACACCGAGGAAAACGCCCGCGTCCTGCAGGGCATCCGCAAAGGGCGCCTGTCATCCCCGCAACCCGGGCTCCACAACCCGGAGCACATGCACGAACACCGCTGGTTGCGCGTCACCCACGAGCACAGCCTGTGCGACCTCAACGGCAACGCCTGGCAGTGGGTGTTTGATGACATCCAGGGCTACGCAAATGGGACGACCAGCAACCTGGCGGCCAACAGCCCAAGCCTCACCACCCAGCCGCACCCACGCCTCACGCACGGCATGGGCTGGAGCCCATCCCCCGACACCACGCCGAAAAACCCGCCGATGGCCCTGGCCCGTGGCGGCGGCTTCATGGCCGGCAAGGATGCCGGGATCTTCGGCCTGCAATGCGCCGTTGCTTCCGCCGCCTACGTCAGCGTCGGCTTCCGCTGCACCCGCCCGATCGCGTGAGGATCTCGGCCATGGAATCAATCGCCGTCGCCATCCCCGACGAAAGCACCGTCCTCGCCGCCGCCGAACAAGCAGCGGCCGCCGGCCTGCACCTGATCTGCAACGGCAAACGCAGCTGCATCAGCCCGATCGTCCCGGCCGGATGGTTCAAGGTCGCCGTCAAGATCAAACCCACCCAGGAGACCGCCCCATGTCACGCCTGACCACCGCCCTGGCCTGCTTTGTCGGCGACCGCATCGACCGCGCCTGCAAATTCCTGCTCTTTGTCGCCCTCGGCTTGCGCCTGCCGGCCGCCCGCATCCGCGAACAAGATCTCGCCAACAACCGCGAGTTCATCGAAGCCCAGCTACTCGAAAGCATCGGCGACGTCCGTTACTGGATGAACGAACTCGCCGACTGCGACGCCACCATCGAGAACGCCACCCGCCACTCTAAAGCGCTTATTGAAAAGCGCCAGGCGCTCAACATCCCAAGCCGGCGCTCCGGCGACACCGAAACCGCCAGCTAGCCGACACGATCAGCCGCCATGTCCACCATTCTCGCCGACAAGATCGCCGCCGTCGTCCAACGCGACGGCCCACGCGATGCCCTGCAGTTCCAGCACCTGGACACGCTGCACATCGTCTCCATTGCCGGCGCCTGGTGGATCGAAATCCGCCCGGCCGGCCCTCTCGCCCGCTGGCTCATCACCGAATACCGAGCGGGCGGCATCGCCAGCAGCGAACTCGCCGCCTGCGACTGGTCGGTAGTCACCTGGCTAAGCCGCCAACTGCGCAACAAACTTGCCGGCAACGCCCGCCCCGATCACCAATCCGCATGACCAAACCAGGCCATTTTGTTGGCGTCACCAAAATGGTCACCACTCACCTTTGGAGACCAACCATGACCACCCGCCCCCTGTGCATCTACCACGCCAACTGCGCCGACGGATTCGCCGCCGCGTGGGTGGTCAAAAAGGCGCTGCACAGCGTCGTCGACTTCCACCCGGGCGTCTACGGCGAAGCCCCGCCCGACGTCACCGGCCGCGACGTCATCCTGGTCGACTTCAGCTACAAGCGACCGGTGATCGAGCAGCTCATCGCCACCGCCGGCAGCGTCACCATCCTTGACCATCACCTCAGCGCCAAGGAAGACCTGGAAGACCTCTCCGGCGCGATCGTCGTATTCGACCTGCACCGCTGCGGCGCCATGATCGCCTGGCGCTACTTCTTTCCCAACTACGCCGCCCCCCGCCTGCTGCTGCACATTCAGGACCGCGACCTGTGGCGATTCGTGCTCGAAGGCTCACGCGAAATCGCGCTGGGCCTCTTCTCGCACCCCTACGATTTCGACCTCTGGGACGACTTCATGAGTAACAACAACGTCGCCTTGACCGCGCTGCGCTCCGACGGCGAAGCGCTGTCCAGAAAGCAGCGCAAGGACATCGACGAGCTGCTGCCGCTACTCACCAGGCGCCTGAAAATAGGCGGCTTCGACGTCCCGGCCGCCAACCTCCCCTACATGTTCGCCAGCGACGCCGGACACATCCTGGCTAAAGGCGAGCCATTCGCCGCCACCTATTTCGACACCGGTGCAGGGCGGACCTTCAGCCTTCGCTCGCACGCCGTGGGCGAAGACGTCAGCAAGATCGCCGCGCTGTACGGCGGCGGCGGCCACCGAAACGCCGCTGGCTTTCGTGTCGATCGCGTTGCGGCCCGCTTCATGGAGGACCAATCATGAGCTGGCTACAAACCTGGTCGGGGCGCCGCCTGGACCTCATCGACCCGCTGCCCGAGAGCATCAACATCCTGGACATTTCACACGGCCTGGCCAACGAATGCCGCTTCGCCGGCCAGTGCCGGCGCTACTACAGCGTCGCCCAGCATAGCGTCATCGCCAGCCAGATCGTCCGGAACGACCTGGCGATGGAAGCCCTGCTCCACGACGCGGCCGAAGCCTACCTCAAGGACATCCCGACACCGCTCAAGGCGCTGCTTCCGGAATACCGCGCCCTCGAGGAGCGCCTCTCCCGCGTCATCCGCAAGTGCTTCGGGCTTCCCGAGGATCTCGCGCCAGAGATCAAGGCCGCCGACCTGCAGTTGCTCGCCACCGAGCGCCGCGACCTGATGACCTTCAGGCGTGATTCCGACTGGCCGTGCCTAGACGGCGTTCAGCCGCTCGACCGGACGATTTCCGCAGTCGGACCCCAAGCCGCCAGGCAACTCTTCCGGGATCGCTTCCTGCAGCTCGCGCTCGATGACGAAAACCCGTCCCGCTTCGGGTACCTGGCATGACCAGGCGCCAGAATCCACCCGCCAAGGCCTACGTGCCAAGGCGCAAATGGACGCCAGACGAAGAGCGCCGCGTGCGCGAATCCTATCCAAACACCGAGACCAAGCTGCTTGCCGCCGAGTTCAACTGCAAGGAAAGCCAGATCCACGGCCTGGTAGGCAGACTGGGAGTTCGCAAGAGCAAAGAGTTTCTCAGGGAGGCTGGACGGAAAAACAGCGAGAACACCAGCGAAGCGGCGATCAAGAATCGGTTCCAAAAACACCACAATACCTGGAACAAAGGACTCAACTTTGTTGCCGGCGGACGCTCGGAATACACCCGTTTCAAGCCCAATCATGTCCCGCCAAACTACAAACCTGTTGGTAGCGAGCGCTTCAGCAAGTCTGGCTACCTGCAACGCAAGATGACCGACACCGGTTACCCGCCGCGGGACTGGGTACCGGTTCATCACCTGGTGTGGCTCGACGCTGGAAACCAGATCCCGAAAGGGCACGCGCTGGTATTTCGTGACGGCGACAAAACCAACTTTGCCCTGGAAAACCTCGAACTCATCAGCCGATCAGATCTCATGCGCCGCAACTCGTACCACAACTATGGACCAGAAGTAGCCACCGTCATCCGGCTGCGCGGCGCTATCGCCAGGAAAATCAACACACTCGCAAGGAAAGAACATGAGCAACAGCCATAGCCACAACCTCGGCGAACTGCGCGGCCACCTCTTCGCCACTCTCGCAGCGCTGCGCGACAAAGAAAACCCGATGGAGATCGACCGCGCGCGAGCTGTGTGCGCCGTCGCCAAGGAAATCACCGACACCGCCCGCATCGAAATCGATTACCAGCGCGTCACCGGCAACGAAATCGGCAGCCAATTCATTGAATCGCCGGCTCCGGCAGCGCTTTCGCAAAACGGACCGCACGCGCAACTCACGGACCACAACGCCAAGACCATCAACCACCCCGCCGGCAGCAAAGCCACGCACGTCCAGCCCGTCCCCGGCGGCACCATCACGACCCACAGGATCCGTTGAGGAGAAATCGCCATGGCAACCATAATCTGGACCAACGCCAAGATTCACAAGCCGGACAGCGACCAGACCGTCCTGTGCTGGGGCCCGGACGGCTTCTTCTGCGGCTACTACGACGATTCGCTAAAGGGCTGGATCGGCTGCGAAAGCGGCGGCTCTATCTCCGACTCCGCCGTCACCCACTGGTCAGACCCCAGCGGCCCGGACGATGAGCCGGAAAACACCCCGGATCCGATCAACATCATCTGTCAACAGGAAGGCCAGCTCATCGAGCAGCGCAAGATCATCGACGCCGCAAAGCTCGCCTTCGGCATGCTCTGGATGATCGAATACCACCGAGACCACGAGCTTGCAGCCTACAAGGCCCTGAGCGACGTCTTGACCCAAGAGGACAAGGCCAGAGGTATTGAAGCGGCGATCGACGCCGGCCATGAAGCGGATCACCCGGCGGGATGCGACTGGTGGGCTGGCAAGAAATAACCTAAGCCGGATAGTGACTTCCCATCAGCCTACAGAACTCTGTTGAAAAAAGACGCTAAACTCATGCGCCTGAGCCCCGAAACCATTCACGCCATCACCGGGCGCAAGCAGCGCACGGCACAGGCCCGCTGGTTCCGGGAGTTCATGTCCGTCGACGTGCCGTGCGATGAACGGGGGCCGATCTTGACCGAAGACGCCTACCAACAACTGCTGCTCAAGCGCCTCGGAATCCTGCCAGATCCAGGCGCTCAGTTTGCCCGCCCGCGTCCGGCCGTGCGCCTGCTGACATCCGCATGAACCGCCATCGCGACAGCAGCCGCACGCTCACCGGAACCCGGATCTACATCCGCCGCGGCAAGTACCAGTACTTCTCTCCCGTGCCGCTGATCGACCATCGTGCCGGCAGAGCTACCAAGTGGCACATTCTCTGCCCCGTCGCAGACGGCGAGGCACAGGCCCGCCAGTGTCTCGACAAGCTGCTCGGCAAGGTCGCCACAGCGCATGACGGCGCCGGCGCCGGGGACTTCGCCATCTGGTTCGGCAAGTGGAAAACGCACGTCGCACAGGAGCGCACGGCAAAGACGCCGGACGACCCGGCAAGACGGAAGATATGGGCAGACGGCGGAAAGGCCCTGATGTCAGCCCTCGGCGTCGTCGAGCGCGCGTTTGCCGACTTCGACCTGGCGCAAGTCACGCCGGTCGACGTGGCCACCTTCCTCGACCAGTGGGATGGCCGCCGATCAGCACAGTCTTACCGCGGCCACCTGTCGAAGTTCTTTGCCTGGTGCTGCCGTAAAGGCTTGCTCAACGCAAATCCAGCGCGCGAAGTCACCGTCACGACCCCGAGAAAGCGCGACGTCTACATGACCGACGAGCAATACAAGGCCATCCGCGACGCACTCCTGATCGGCGCCGACGGCCGGCCAACGCGCATCGGCGTCATGGTGCAGTGCTACATGGACCTACTCTACCTGCTCTACCAGCGCGGCACGGAAATCAGGCTGCTGAAGTGGGCTGATGTCCGCGACAACGGCATCCTATTCCGCCCGGCAAAGACAGAGCGCTCCAGTGGTGCAAAAGTGCTCGTCCCGGTCGGCGCCGACGTGCAGGCCGTACTCGCGAGAATCCGCCAGGTCAGCAAGCTGCGCTCGCTATACGTCATCCACAGCGAACACGGACAGCCATACACCGCGCACGGCATCGGCAGCGCCTTCGACAAGGCCCGCGCTCGCGCAGGCCTCAAGGGCCTCACCCTGAGCGACATCCGCTCGAAAGCCGCCACCGACGCCAAACGCCTTGGTCACACCGACGAGCAACTAAAGATCGCGCTGGCTCACACCGACCAGTCCACCACCCGCGGCTACCTTCGCGGACGCGAAACACCAGTGTCAGAGGTCGTCATGAGCCTGCCGGATTGCATAAAGCGATGAGGAGTATTAGCCGAACGGCTAATATCAAGCAAAAAGACAGCCCCGAAGGGCTGGCTAACTACTTGTTTTGTTGGTCGGGGCGCCGGGATTCGAACTCGGGACCCCTTGCACCCCATACGGCATCATTTTGCAGGTGCAAGCGTCTGATCAAATGCCTAAATCGGATTTGATGCGCCTAATATTTTACGCCTTTAGCATCGGGCTGAAATGCGCTTGTTTACTGGCTTCCAGATTGAATATTAGCCGTTTCCGGGCGAAATAGTTAGGACGACGAAATGATGTGCGTTTGCGTCTTGGAGCAAGCGGAATACAAGCCTGGCGACCAGCCGCCAGAAGGCTACCTGGCTTGGCACGAGTGGGCAGAAGTCCAGTGGAAGGCCGGCATCAAGCAATCTCAGTGCGGCGAATGCGGGAAGTGGAATACGCCGCAGGAGATGTCTGAGGCCAGCGGCGCCTTCGAGGCCAAAGACAATCGAGGGCGCGTAGTAGTGATGATGCGCCCGATCTGCCATAAATGCTTTGGACAAAGAAATGGGTAGGCCGACAAAATGACGCGGCAAGGGCGGCGTTGGCGGACTGGCTGGATGAGATCGAATCTTGACATTGCGCTCATTGCGCGTATTATTGTCTCATCGCATCGCGATGACTCGCACCTCGGAGAACAGGGGCCCTGAATCAGGAGACAGCAATGGCAAAAGCAGAATACAGCTGTGGGAAATGCGGCAAATCAGTAACGATCACGGGGCGTCTGTGCTCCGCCTGCTACCAGGCCGAGAAAGACGCAGAGCACGCCGCCTCGGCAGCGGCAGCGGCAGAAGTCGCACAGAGCGCCGGACTGCCCGACCTGGTCGGCACGGAAAAGCAAATCCAGTGGGCGATGACCCTGCGCCAAAGTGTTCTTGATTCCATCGAGCAGGCGCTGAGTGTCGTCCGGGTCGTCGCGTCGATCGACCGGAAGGCCATCGAGCTCGATCAGATCCTGATCGCCAAGGCCGAAAGTCAGGTTGATGCCGCAATCGCTCACTTGACAGAACAAGCGCAGTGGCTGGCCAGGAGCGCAGCCAATGATCTGCTGGATATTCTGGGCGACCTGGTCGCCATCGAGCAGCTCGGGGCTATCCTGAAAGAGCAGAACAAGGCGTCCTGGTGGATCAACAACGCAGGCTATCCGATCGCGTCTCTGGCCAAGGCTCTGCGCGGCGACATCGAGCAACGCCTGGCGCAAGCCGCGGCGCCCGTCATGCCTGCAGCGATCGTTGCTGGAGCGCAGGCAGAGGCGCTGCTCAAGCCGGCCGCCGAGCCGCTCAGCAACCAGATCGCCGAAATCAAATTGCAGGGCGTGAAACTGCAAGTGGCGCTGGCAGAAAAGAACGAGGAATTCCGTCAGCTGATGCGCGGCCTCGGTTTCCACTGGGACGGCGCGCTGTGGGTGCGCGTGCTCGGCGTCACCACCGGCGATCCGGTCGATCGCATGGCCGAGACCGCTCACCGCATCATCGGCGCCGGCTTCATGGTCCGGCTGTACGACAACGAGGCGCGCGCCAAAGCCGTCTCCGGCGAATTCTCGCCCGAGCAAACGCGCTGGCTGACGAAGTCCGCCGGCGGATCTTTCGACGGCTGGGTGTGCATCCAGTGGCCGCGCTCCGACGATCTCTACCGCCCAGCCAAAGCGCTACCAGGCGCACGCTACAAGAACGGATTCGTCTACGTGCCGCCTGGCAGCGTCCAGGAAGCGGCAGACTTCGCCGAGCACTACGGCTTTTCGCTGAGCGCCGGCGTGCGCCAGATGCTCGATGCCCACACGCAGGCGCTGGCCCACGGCACAGTCATCGACGAGCCCAAGAAGCCGGCGGCGCCGATTGTCGATCGTGGCGATCGCCAGCAGCTGGTCGCGCAACCCACGGAGATCAGCGATGAGCTTCGCGACCAGGACTGAGTTGCTGGCACACCAGGGCGACGCGGTGGCCAAGCTGCTGCCATCACGCGTCGGCGGTCTGCTCATGGATATGGGCACTGGCAAGAGCCGCGCCCTGCTGCAGCTCGCAGCCATACGCCAGGAGAAATTCGACCGGCTGTTCTGGTTCGCGCCGGTCAGCCTCAAGGAAACGGTACGCGCCGAGATACTCAAGCACACCACGCTTGACGATGGCGACATCTGCGTCTTTGACCAGCGTACCGACGAGCGGCGCGCGCCGCAGGATTGCCGGGTGTACGTGATCGGCATCGAGACCATGAGCGCGTCGGATCGTGTAGTGCTGGCGTACAACGCGCTGTGCACCGAGCGCAGCTTCGTGGCTGTCGATGAGTCGAGTTACATCAAGGGGCCTCGCTCGCGCCGATCGCTGCGGCTGATCCACATGAGCGCGCGCTCCCGCTACCGCGCGGTGCTCACCGGCACGCCATTCACCCAGGGCGCCGTCGATCTTTATGCGCAGATGGCGTTTCTTTCGCCGAAGATTCTCGGCTACCGCTCGTTCTGGTCGTTTGCCGCCAATCACCTAGAGTATGAGGAGCGCAAGGACGAGTACGGCCGCAAGCGCCGCACCGGCCGCATCGTCCGTTCGCACAACACCGACTACCTGGCCGCCAGGATCGCGCCCTATACCTACCAGGTGCGCAAGGACGAGTGCCTGACGCTGCCGGAGAAGCTCTACGAAACCCGGTATTGCTCGATGACCAGCGAACAGCGCGCTCTATACGACCAGGCCAAGGACGAGCTGCTGCGTGACCGCGAATACGATGACTGGAACCCGATCGTGGTGTTCCGGCTATTTACGGTGTTGCAGACGATTGTCTGCGGATTCTGGAACCGCAAGCACGCCGAGACTGGCGCTGCAGAGCCAATCGCGATCGCCCATCGACGCCTGCATCTGTTGCTCGACACGGTAGCCGAGATCCCGGCCGGTGAGCCGGTGGTGATCTGGGCCAAGTACCGCCATGCCGTGCGCTCGATCTGCGCCGAGCTGTCAGGCATTTACGGCGCCGACGCCGTTGCACCGTTCTACGGCGAGGACAACGAGCGCGAGCGTAATGCACAACTGCTGCGCTGGCGGTTCGGGGCGCGCTTCCTGGTTGCCACGCAAAGCGCTGGCGGCCATGGGCTGACGCTCAACGAGGCGGCGTACATGATTTTTTACGCCGACGGCTTCAAATACTCCGAGCGCATCCAGGCGGAAGACCGCAATCACCGCATCGGGCAGCATCGCCGGCCGGTGTATATCACGATGCGGTGTCGGGACAGCATCGACGAGCGCATCGCACGGGCGCTGGACGCCAAGGGCAGCGCGCTGGCCGAGTTCCAGGCGCGCGTCGAGGAGTACAAGCGGCAGGGCTTGCGGAAAAGCGTGGCCGACCTGGTGAGGGCACTATGAGGCTAGGTGGCAAAACCTACCTGGACGTCAACGTCTACGACGCCGCCAAGGCACGTTTGCGCACCGTCTTTGAGCATTTCGAGCGCGTCTGCGTGGCTTTCAGCGGCGGCAAGGACAGCACGGTGCTACTGCACCTGGCGATCGAGGTCGCCCGAGAAATGGGGCGCTTGCCGGTGCACGCGATGTTCATCGACCTCGAAGGGCAGTACCAGGCGACGATCGACCACGTGCGCGAAATGTTCGACCGCACCGACGAGATTGCCGGTTACTGGCTGTGCCTGCCGATCAACCTGCGCAACGCCAGCAGCGCCACCCATCCCTACTGGTGCGCGTGGGAGCCAGGCCGCGAAGCCGAGTGGATTCGCCCGCTGCCCGATCACCCGACGGTGATCAGCGACCCGGCCGCGCTACCGTTTTACCGGTACCGGATGGAGTTCGAGGAGTTCGTTCCGTTGTTCAACGAGTGGCTATCTGCCGAGCTGCCAACGGCGTTTGTCGTCGGCATCCGGGCCGACGAATCCCTGCACCGCTACAAGGCGGTGAAGAAGCGCTCGACGGTCAAGAAATGCGCCTGGAGCGCGCCAGACGGCCGGGCCGTGACCTGGAGTTCGAAGGACAGCGCGCGTTGCCTGGCGGTGAGCTTTTACCCGATCTACGACTGGCGCTTCGAGGATTTGTGGCGCTACATCGGCGCCGGAAAGCTCTGCTACAACCGCCTCTATGACTGGATGTACCTCACCGGCATGCCATTCTCGGCGATGCGCATCTGCCAGCCCTACGGTGACGATCAGCGCAAGGGCCTGGATCTCTTCCACCAAATCGAGCCGCAGACGTGGTTTCGCATCGTGCAGCGCGTCGAGGGCGCCAACTATGCGGCACACTACTGCCAGCAAAAGTTCCTCGGCTACAAGGGCGGACTTGGCTTACCGCCGGCGTTCCCCACCTGGTGCGCTTACACCGAGTTTCTGCTCGGTACGCTGCCGGAGAATTTCCGGGCGGTGTACGACCGCCGCATCGAGGTGTTCAAAGAATGGTGGGCGAGCACCGGCGGCGTGCCGCTGGTGCAGTGGCCAGACGCCGGCGATCCGGCGCTGGAGAACAAGAAGGTGCAACCGAGCTGGCGCCGGGTGGCGATGTCGATCCTCAAGCAGGATATGGGGAAGAGCCTGAGCTTTGGCTTTGCCAGACGCGACACGGACAGACTGATCGAAATCAAGGAGAGGTACGAGGACCTATGAACACCATCGATCTATTCGACAACGCCGACGACCTGGTCGAGCGCGCGACGGCGATTTTCGCCGAGCTGGGCGCGTTACCGCTACCGGAACGAGTCGAGACGCTCAACGCGCTGCGCGCGGCGCTACACCGGCACAGCCCGTTCGCCGCCGAGCCGGTCGATTGCGTGCTGTGGGTCAGGGCGGAAGCCGTCAAGGGAAACACCTACAACCCGAACACCGTGGCACCGCCTGAAATGCGCCTGCTCGAACGCAGCATCGACCTCGACGGCTACACCCAGCCGATCGTTTCGTTTCGCGAGAACGAGCGCTACACCGTGGTCGACGGATTTCACCGACACCGTGTCGGTACCGAATGCCGCCGGGTGCGTGAGCGTGTGCATGGCTACCTGCCGCTGTCGATCATCGCCAGCCACCGCGAGGGGATCAAGGACCGCATGGCGGCTACCATCCGCCACAACCGGGCACGCGGCGTGCATGGCGTGCTGCCGATGACCGACATCGTCGCCGACCTCATCCGCGCCGGATGGACCGATGGTGAGGTAGCCAAGGAGCTGGGTATGGATGCCGACGAGGTGCTGCGCTTCAAGCAGGTGTCCGGCCTGCCCGAGCTGTTCGCCAAACACGAATTTTCACCGTCATGGGAGTGATCATGGAAGTGCTGCGCGTAGGAGAGCTTTACATCCCGTCCCGCAAGCACTGGCAGGAGGGCGCCGAGTATAACTTCAGCGCCTCAGGCCACGAGCTGCGACTTTTCTTTGCCACGCCTACTGTGGCCGAAGTGCGGGCGGTGCGCCGGGCGCCTATCCATATCGGCCTGATCTTCGCGCCACCGGTGATCGACCTGGTATGGAAGATCGACGGTATCGGCGACTGGTCCGACTGCCCGTACAGCTGGCATCTGCTGCCCGCTAGCCACCGCGTTCTGCCAGAGGAGACCAGCGATCAGCAGCGCGCACTGCTCAATGTGCTGCTGATCGATGCCGGCAATGGCATCCTCAAAGCGATTCGCGCCGTTTCTCTGCCACCGCACGCCACCGCCAGACTACATGCTGCAATCCGCGAGCAGGCCGGGCTGGCATGGAATTTCCCGGAATATCGGGCCGCGATCGACCGCCTGTATGACACCTATCCGGATTCGAGACGGATGGCCGCGGCGGCCGAACTGCTGCTGAAAGCAGGCACATGACGCGCAATCACCGTAATCGGTCGCTTACCAAGCTTGGCCACGTGCCGAGCGCCGACGAGGTACGCGAAGCGCGCGAGACCGCCGGGCTGACGCAAACCGAAGCCGCCGCGTTGATCTGGTGCAGCCTGCGGGCCTGGCAGCAGTGGGAAGCCGGGGACCGGCGGATGCACCCGGCGTTTTGGGAACTGTTCACGATCAAACTTCAGCCGCGCGAAGCGCCAGAGCCCGAACCGCCGAACGATTCATTTCGGCAAGCTTGCCGTAGGCCACAAGCCGACAAACACGAGGCATAATAGCCTCATCAGATGCGGCAGGGGAAACTCTGCCGGGCAAGGTCGCCGCAGGGACCGAGCCACCGGAGCACACGCCGGTTATCACGAAGAAGCCTCGCGAGAGGTGAGCAGTCTGCGGCGCCGGGCGGCGACGTCCGGTCGGAATCCTCGAAAGAGGATGAGCGCGAGAGGCAATCTCTCGCACGTGGTGAGGCCCTGGATATCGACCAGGGCGAAGGAGCAGGGAATGCGGCCGGCCCGCACCGATCCACGGTGCGGGCGAAGGGCAACAGAGCCAGCCGCGGCCCGAGAAATACTACCTGCTCCGGGAGGCGTCTGGATGACGTGCGATGCGCCACCAGGAAGGTGCGGTCCCGCCAGACCGCACCGGAGTGCCACTCGGCCAGGCGGAAAACGGGAGATGGCCGCCCGTGTGTGTATCGATGCGCTTCGGCGCCTCGACGGTCAGCCCTGCCGCCGTACCGCAAACCGGCAAAAAAGGGATTGAAAAGCCGCCTTCGGGCGGCTTTTCTCGTTTCGGTCCAGTTGGTGCCGCCGGAGAGCATGTCGATCGCCTGCCAACCAGTCCCTCTTTACAAACCTGCTCTCTGCCCAGCTTTCAATATGGTAGATGGCGCGGCTGCCCATGTGTCCGCTGATGCGAACCAGTGCCGCCAAGATCAGCAGCGCCCCGAGAAGAAGGAGCCTCATTGGTCGCCCCCTTTGCCGGCTGCATTGGTCGTCGCCGGCCGCTGCGTCTGCAGGTCGGCAGCCATCTTTGCCTGCAGGGCGTTGTACCCGATCAACAACCCGACCCCCAGCGGTATCGCCCAGCGCACAAGCGCCACCAGCAGCGCTGCCGCCCTGGCGCCATACTTTGTCGTCCGGTACACCTCCATCGGTTCCTTCAGCTCTTCCGCCAGATCGGCTATCGCCTTTTGCGTGTCAGATATTTTCCGGTCGTGCTCCTCAGCCATGCGACGCTGCTCGGAATACTGCTCGTTCTCAACGGACACGTGCTTGTCCAGCTTGCCGGTAAGCGAGGTCATAGCCCAACTCATGCTGTCGTCCGCCTTCTCCGATTTCTTGCGGTAGTCCTCAAATTCTCTACGCAATGTTTTAACGTCAGAGTCCAGCGAATCCACTCGCTGCACAAGCGTTGCGATGCTGATATTTTCCGGCCCGGTCATTTACCATCCCTTTCGTCTTCACTGAATTACTGCACCGATGCCGCACGGTTGAACCCGCGCATGACAGCCGCTATCTGGCTGCTACCAGCAGGTACGTCAGCCAACTGTAGGTGGTCGCATCTTTGTCCACCGCGTTAGGTATCCGCCGTTACGCGCACAACGTTCGTGCCGTCAGCGATCAATATGGCCCGCTTGCCCTGCGCGACGACGACACCCGACCCGCCGCTGGTCTTGAAGGTCGTGGTGAAGGCGCCGGTGTTGTTGCAGAACACGGTCCCCTCCCAGTCATTCGGCACGATCACGTTGCGGTT